CTCTGCGGCGCAATTGCATATGCAGGCGTCGGATAACGGCGGAGTCGGCTATCTCAACGCAAGCAATGATTATGCGTGGCAGGTCATTCCGGCGACCTCCACGCCAACGCCATCCTATGCTGGTAGCCACTATGGCGATACGAAGATCATTCTCTCGGGAACGCAGAAAGCAGGGACGTCTTCGATGATAGGTGGTGTTATCAAAGTGCTTAATCCACTTGAAACGAATGCAAATAAAACTTTTCTTTTCTCGATCAGATATCGGCAGAATTCGGATGGCATTATCCAATATCTGCACGGCGAGGCTGAAATTCCGACAATTAGTAGATTGACCCATCTTAGGTTGTTTTTTCCCGCTGTGAATATTGATACGGGACATGTGACCTTACGGTCGATTGTTTGAGAGGTAATGATGCAGTATTACCCTGACATTTATGGGATTGCAGGTCAATCTAATCCATCCGGCCGTGGTCTACTCAGTGAAATGCCGGTTCTTACGAATTACATAAAAATTCTGAATTACAACAACGCCGGAAAATGGGTTTATGCGAGTGAGCCTATTGATTCTGAGATAGGTCAGGTTGACGCAGTTTCATCAGATGTTTCGCCCGGTGTTGGTTTCGGGCTAGCGTTTGGGGATGAGATGTTCAATCTGCGCCCAGGGAGACCTGTCGGCCTTGTCCCTGGCGCAAAGGGCGCCAGCAGCATGGCCGATTGGGGGCGTAATCTTAGTCGATCAACTCTCTATGGATCGATGATTGCGAGATTACAGGAGGCTGCATCCTCTGGTTCACTCAAGGGGCTAGTATTTGATCAGGGAGCGACTGAAACATCATCCCTGGCATTGGTAAATGCGTGGCCTGCGGCGTTCACGCAGTTTGTTGCCGATGTTCGAGGGGATCTGAGCGACCCTACTCTCCCGGTAGTGTTTCCTATTCTTGATCCTAACCCTAACGACCCAGGTTATCCGTATTGGGCGGAGATGGTGACAGCCCAAACTAACATGACGCTGCCTTCTAACGTTGGTCGCGTCACCGCGAATGATCTTACCATGAAACCCGGTGATCTGTTCCATCGAACGACAGCCTCGCAAATCATTCTAGGTCGGCGGTTTTCTACCAAGATGGCTGAGCTGTTGGCCGCGCTTGGTAGATAATGGAGTAGCGAGAAAATGAGTGAAGCCACAATCGGCGGTGACGGATGCTACGTCGCTCGAATGGATGGTCGGGTAGTTATACGGATCGGTGGTAGCCCCTACCGTAATTATTTTTTCGGCGAAGCTGGAAGAGATATGGTCGTTGGTGGGGGAAATATTGGAGCTGGTTTCAGTGCGTTGGGTGCGGTTGAGCAAGGAGGAGGCAATATTGCTTTTGGTGATTTTGCATTGTCTCAGCAACTTAATTTATCGCATAGTATCGCCATTGGTTATCAGACATTAAGGTATGCTACGGCGGCGTCTGATTGTATCGGAATTGGCAGCGAATCTCTTAAAAATATGATTACTGGCACCGGGACGACCGTAATTGGTCGTCTGGGCTGGTCAATGATTCCTGAAGGAGGCAATAATACAGGAGTCGGGGATAGTGTTGGGCGCTATAGTGTATCAGGCATAGGCAATTGCGCCATGGGATATCGCTCTTTTGAGAGCGGTAATGGTGATTATAACGTTATGCTTGGCTTTGCTGCAGCGCTGTCCCGTAGCATCGGAAATTCCAATGTTGGTTTGGGTTCAGGAGCTTTTGGAGGTTCTGGAGTCAGCGATCTAGGTGATCGCAATGTGGGCGTCGGATTTGACGTGGGACAATCATTGCGTCTAGGTTATGACAATATATTTTTGGGGGCCAATTCCGGTAATAATATTAATCAAAAGTCTGATGTTGTAAATTCTATAGCTATTGGGGCTGATAGTTATACGACAGTAGACAATCAGATTGTCATCGGTGATAGTCATCATCAAGAGGTGATAATAGCAGGGGTGCTATTCACGCGCTCTGAACTGATTGCACTGAAGGCTCTTATCAGTTGATGCTAATTATGTGATAGTTACAGTTCTATTAGTGTTGCGATTTTAATATTTCATCTTATCGTTGCGAGTTTACTTACTCGATTGAACCTCATCTAATCTCTTTCCACATTCGAAATTGATCCCCGCTACGGACCCTTTTCGAATGAAGCGTGTTCCCCTGACTGATCTTCTCCGGCAGCGATTGCAAACTGCAGGTGCGGACCCGGAGAAGGTTGTCGTTTTCGAAGCCACGGCGCTCAACACGCTGCCTGTTCGTAAACGGCACCCACTCTATAAGGATGCGGTTCATACCCTCGATTTCATGACGCAGATGCGGGATGCTCTCAATGCTGAGAGTCTTCCTCTGCAGACGATGCACAACGATCAAGTGCTCCCGCTCGGTCGAGCCTTTTTCGGCGATGTGGTCGGTTCCGAACTTCGTGTGTTGTTCTGGGTCGATTCGACTCATGCAGACATTATCAACCTGATTGAGAACGGTACCATCGATCAGGTTTCTGTCGCAACACTCCCCAAGGCAGCGCTCTGCTCCACGTGTGGTTTCGATTTCTTCGGCCCCAACGCGTCCTTCGACAATATCTGGTCCGCTACTGACCCGGAAGGCCACACCATGGGTGAGAACGGTCACCATCTGGTGATCAGTCAACTCGACCGATGGTTTGAGCTTTCTCTGGTTGGTCAGGGCGGGATCAAAGGGGCTCGTATTCAGAAGTCTTCGGAGGCCCGCCTCGCGGCGGATGGATCAGCGGCCTCCATGCTCACTCTTTTGCTGTCGTCCGCTGATCTGACGTCGGAGAAAACTTCCATGGACCTGAAGGAACTTGTGCAGCAGTTGACCGATGAGAAGGCGAAGAACATCGCTCTGACGTCGGAACGCGACACTCTTATCACCGAACGTGATGCCGCCGTTGCGGCCCGCGACGAAGCGGTCTCCGCTCTCGCTGCGAAGGACACTGAGCTCATCACGTCCAAGGCCGAAGTGACGCGCCTGTCCGCGTTCAGCGGCGCGGTCGACGCGCTCAAAGACATCGCCAAGCACGTTCTGACGATCAGCGGCCGTGTCACGGATTCCGCGCCGGAGAAGATCGAGGACATCGTCACCTTGGTGAAGGGTGTGAAGCTCTCGCTCCCCACCTCTCACACGGATCCCGCGCATCGTTCTGAAGGGAACGAGAAGGTGGGGCAATTCTCCTCGGGTGCCTTCAAGAGCGCTCGCTAATTCACTGGTTAAGAAGGATCGATCCATATGACCCCCTTCCATAACGTCGTTCGAAACTACGACATCATCCCGTCCCATGCGTATATCGCGTTCAACTTGCCGACGACGCTCACTACGGCCGACATCGGCAAGGCTGTGACGCTCGACGCTACTGCGCCCAATAAGGTGAAGCTCGCTGGCGCGCAAGACCCGATCCTTGGCCGGCTTGAAACGGTTGAGGTGCGCTCGGCTTCGCAGGTGGTCGGCTCTGTTTCGGTCAGCGGCATTATGAAGCTACCGATCGGTGCGGGTGCGACCATCGTTGTCGGTGACACCGCTGTTGGTTCGGGCGCTGCTACGGGCGGCGTCACGCAGCGTTTGGTGACGGCGACCCCCACCCCTGACCCGACCGACAATCTTGTCATCGAAGTCATCGGCACGACGCATGTCGTTGTGCTGAAGAAGTAATCCTCGCTCTTCGGCCACCCCATCTCGTCTCAGGAGACGCAAATGTTTCGATCGATTTCTACCATCCAGCGCGTCGCCCCCGAGACGCTGCTTGCGGGGCTCCGTAGCGAGTCCCCTTCTGCTTCGAAGGAAGCGGGCACGAAGCTTGTCGAGACCGCAAAGAGCTACGGCCTCGGCTTGCGCGATTATCTGCGCCTTGCCATTGACCCGACGATGTCCAATCGCAAAGCGGATTTCACTGGCCTGAACGGCTACGAAGCCTCGCTGATGTATCTCGGCCTGCCGGTCAAGGATGATTTCGACGCCGGCATCACTCTCGAGTTAGCCTCGGACACGTTCCAGACGTTCCCTGGCACCCGCGCACTTTTCCCGCCGGTCATCGATGATCTCGTCCAGTGGAAGTATCGTCAGGATCAGTTCGAGCGCATTGATGCTCTCGTTGCTTCCACGCGCACGATCAGCGGCGTTGAAATGATCACGACGCTCGTCGATGACGCCGCGGGTGACTACAAGGGCGCGTCGGTCATCCCCGAGCTGACGAACATTCCGGTCAAGTCGATCCGCACGACCGAGAAGAGCGTCAAGATTTGGAAGATCGGCGGTGGCTACAAGACCTCCTACGAGTTCTCGCGCCGCGCTCGCCTCGATCTGCTGACGCCCTACGCCAACCGCCTCAACCGCGAGCTCGAGCGCTCGAAGGTCGGCGCCGCGACGGACCTGCTCATCAATGGCGACGGTGTGGCGGCAGCGGCCGGCGTGATCAATCAGTCGAGCTATAACGGTGGTGCAGTCGGCACGGCGACGAATGGCACCCTGAGCTATAAGCATCTGCTGGCGTGGCTCGTGGCGCGTGCTCAGGCAGGAACCCCGGTAGATACTCTTGTTGGAAATTGGGACGCTTACCTGCAGTGGTTGCTCCTGTTCGCGCTGCCGATCGCCAATGGCGGCGACCGCACCGCGGCTGAGAACCTTGCGCGTTCGGGCTTCCAGATCGGCGGCGTGCCGATCCTTCAGGGTCAGGTGAACTTCGCCCTCTCCTCGACGGCTCCGGCGAACCAGCTCGTCGGCTTCATCAAGGGCGAGACGTTGGAGCAGCTCGTCGAGGCTGGGTCGCTGATCAATGAGTCCGAGCAGTCGGTGCTCAATCAGTCGGTGACCTATGTGCGGACGGAGACTTCGGGTCCTCGCCTCGTGTTCGACGACACGCGTTCGATCTTCAACTTTGGTGCGTAATTTTACGATATTCAGTCGGGTGGGGTTTACCTCACCTGACTGAACTCGAGGTTGTTAATGAGAGAGTCTCATACTCCTGAAGAGCTTCGTGAATTTCTTCGATATGAAGAGGATACAGGAAAGCTGTTCTGGCGGCTGAGGAACGAGTCTCATTTTGCGGAAGGTAAGTATTCTCCCGCGCGACTAATGAAGCGATGGAACACTCTGTTTGCAGGGAAAGAAGCCGGTAGCGTTCATACCGATCCTAAGGATGGGTATCAGTTTCACTGTATTCGCTTAGGCAAGCGACTTTATAAGTCTAGCCGAGTCATTTGGGCCATGAAGAGGGGTGTATGGCCTGATAAAGACATCGACCATAGGGATACCGATTCTTTGAATAATAGGTGGGGAAATCTACGGAAGGCAACCAAGTCCGAGAATGCATGGAACAGAAGAACCTTTCGAGGACGCCGCTATAAGGGTGTTCATTTCCATATACAGAGACAGAAGTGGATCGCGAGAATTACGGTTCACAGTGTTCAATATCATCTAGGAGTTTTTGATACCCCTGAAGAGGCGTATGTCAAAGTCTGTGAGGCTCGTCTCAAATATCACGGCGAGTTCGCACGAGCTGCCTGACCCTTGATGTGGAGGATTGGTCCAATGCTTTTGGTCGAGACGCATGGAGCTTATCAGCTCGTCGATCATGATCGTCGCAACCCGACGATCCGTCATGAGGGTTATACGGTTGTCCATCGCACCAATTTCGTGGCGCATCGGATCGCGATCGGACAGGTTCGTATCGTTGCCGAGTTGAGCGACGAATCGACTGACGCTGAGTGGTTGAAGTATTACGCTGAGAGCGACTTCGATCTGGACCTCGCGCGCGAGTCGTTCCTGACAACGTTTGGGAAGAAAGCACCGCCCGCACCGCCCGCACCGCCCGCGCCGCCCGTGCCGCCCGCGCCCGTTGCTTCCAGAGGCACGCCAATCGTGAAGCCTGCCGCGTAAGAGGTCCTTTGTGGACACCTTCGTCAACACCGCAGTTTCGTTGAGGGTCGATTTTGTCGGCCCTCTCGGTTCTTTGGTTCCAGACGCAAATTCGGTCTACTGGTCGCTCTATGCCCATGATGGGACGTTGATCTCGGGACCAACGCTGATCACGACGGGGTCAATCGACACTGGCGTCACGATTCCAATCTCCGCGGGTCAGCAAACGATCGGCGTTGGCAAGCGGTTCGAGAAGCGTCAGGTTATTGTGACGTGGACGACGGGTGGACAAGGCTATACTTGGCGCACTTTCTACCGCGTACTGCCGATCTTGAACCATAATGTGTCGGCTGATGATGTGCGCAGCCTGCTTGGTCTTAACGCGGATGAGCTCCTCGACGACGAGATTGACCTTTTCGCTGCGTTTCTGCAGGTAGAGGATGAGATATCCCAGACAGCGCTAGCTGCTGCTCTTTCGTCCGGAACACTAACAGAGGCGTCAGCAAACCTGCTGATTGGGGTCACCGCAGCTATCGATGTGATTCCATCATTACGGTTGAGAACTCCGATGACGGTGGGCGACGGCGGCAAGACATGGCAGCGCTTCCGAACGAGTCCTGACTGGGATGCAATTGCCGAAGAGCTCGCATCACGTCGTGCTTCGTTGCTTGCGCAGACGACTGATACTCAGCTTGCTGACGTTCCTCTTGCGATCTTTACTTCACCCACTGACGTCATCACGGGGTAGTCGTGAGGACTCTCCAGCGCTCATTTTCACGATTTGATGAGTGGCTCCAGGCTGAGAACGGCCCCCGTTTTCGTGGCTCTATCCAGCTCGCTAAGGAGGGTGTTGCAGCGCTCTCTAATTTCCTCGAGACTCGACTTGTCTTGCATGTTCGCACTGAAGAGTTGGCGCAGCCAGGAATGGTTGTTGTCGATGCTCAAGGGCGTCGTTTCTTGCTCGCGGAACATGATAGAAGCTTACATACGCGCGTGCTCAAAATGTTTCCTGTTACGACGCACGCTTCGTGGAAACGAGAGACACAGACAACCGATTTAGTAACGGGACTACCTAAAGGCAGTGGAATACAGGATCTAGGATTGATTTGGTGTGCGATCGAGATTTATGGGCGCGAGTCAGTTGATCGTCAGACTCATATTGGGACGGACAGGTCGCGGGTATTGACAGGTTCAGATGTTCAATTGAATGATCTGATTGACGGTCGGATGGTTCGACGAAAATATATTGTCTATGGGATTTTAATGGTTGAAATAGAATAGTCTCTGATAGAGACTTGTTTGGGCATAAAACGTAGATTTGTTATTTTACAGCCTCTTAGACAGGAGGCATTGATGGGTTTTGCACGGGTAAATAAAGCTGTTTCAGGTTGTGTAGTTTTTGAACTGACAGTCGATATTGTTAGACGATTGCTGGATTATAATCCAGAAACTGGAGAGTTCTATTGGCGTGAGAGAACTCCTGACCTGATTTGGACTGATAAGGAGCGTGATAGAGAGTGGGAATGTAATCGTTGGAACTCCCAGTGGGCCGGAAAACGTGCGGGCTGTGTGAATAAACGTGACGGTTATAGGTATATTAAGATTTATGCTAAGAGATATAGCGAACACCGATTAGCGTATTTTATAATGGAAGGAGCATGGCCCCATGATGAGATAGATCATAAGGATGGAGATGTAGGTAATAGTAAATGGGAAAATTTGCGACCAGCAACGCGCTTACAGAATGGGTATAATCTTAAACTATCTACATCTAGTACAACTGGTTTTAAGGGTGTTAGTCTTCATAAATTATCTGGTAAATATCAGACGTATATTACTGTGAACAGGAAGAGAGTGTATCTTGGCTTATTTGATACGCCAGAAGAAGCTCATGTTAAGGTTTGTGAAGCTCGTCTCAAATATCATGGTGAATTTGCGCGGGTAGCCTAATGAAGATTGTCATAAAAGTTGGTCCAACTGACCGTAGGGCAGGTCGTTTTGATAGCTCATCAAACCCTGCCACAGTGGCTATTGCCGCTAAACAGCTAATTCTTGACGCTGTGCAAAATCGAGCGAATAAGATTGCTAAAGAGAAAACGGTCGAGCGACTTGCTGCGGTTCAGGACCATGTCAGGAACGACATCGAGATTTATGCGCGTCAGATGCTCCAGTTTTTCTTCCATTTGAAATCCAATACTGACGGTAAGACCCCTCTTCGCATTCAAATGCCTTCATATGAGAGTGGCGACGCCTTCAAATCGGCATTCTCACCTGTTGGCGTGTCGAACCCTGATCTGACCATGTCATGGCCTGCCCTCTCGACGCGTACGATCCGCAACAAGCAGGGACTGACGACCTACTTCGTACATACTGGTGAGTTGCTCGAGAAAATGCAGACGAGCTTTGCTCCCTTTCTGCAGAATGTGCTACGTCCCACGATCTCTTTCATACCAACAGACGAACCCGGAAAAGTGGGTAAGATTACAATCGCAATGCTGGGCTCCAAGAAGACGGGAATCAATCTGACGAGCTTTCCGTTTTTGAAAGATGAATCGGGTCTCTCGGCAAACAAACTAGTCGGGCTCGGAGCAAGAGATTCGGATAAAGGTCTTCTTGCTCGCCTCATGGAGGCAGAGGTCGCTGATAAACTGAAAAATTTCGGTCGGCCAGTGCAGAGACCACTTGTCGCGCCTCTAATAGCATATTATGTTCTTCAACGTTTTCCTGATGTGGTGGCTACGTCTCTCAAGACCCGCTTCAAACTAGGCAAGGTTGGTGATGAGTGATATCACGGCTCTAGCAGCCTCTTATGGGAGATTAATATCTGAAGCTGGGGTTGTTTTTATTGAGTATTTGAAAGCTCAACTCCCCGATCGAACTATTCTTCTGTCTCCAGAGTGTCATGAATGGACGAAGGATTTAGAGAAGACCAAGATTGGGCTCGAGGTTTCGACTCTTGAAGAGGGTTGGTCCCCTCATGACACTTGGGTCACTATTTATCAGCCTACATTAGCATTTAAGCACCGGTATAACCGAAAATGGGTAAAGCGTAGTATCAAAGACCCCTCGTGGCTTGAGGACATGCGTCATTTCTCGCGTGAACACCGACGAGGCACGGAACTTCATCTTCCTACTGGCATCCTTCGGATTGTGGATGTAACAAGAACCACATACGGTGGTCGTCGGGATGGGTATAATGACGAATATCTGGTGAGGTTTGAACCATGCGCTTGATCCCCCTTGTTACTTTTTTGTTTCTTTCGGCGTGTTCGTCAACCCACCAAGCCCTGGTGACCTCACCTCCTACGAAATATCGAGCGGCGATAGTTCAAAATGTTCGTGAGAATTTCAAGGACCCAAGCTCGATTCTTGACCCGACGATCAGTGAGCCGTTTCGTGGAAACGATAGGGGCTTCGATCATTGGCTCGTATGTATTAGGGTGAATGCAAAAAATAGTTACGGCGGGTATGCTGGATTAAGTTATGTTGTATATGGGTTCTCAGGGGAGACCATTGTTTCGAATATTGATCAGAATAGTTTGATTTCAGTTATCGGAACGTGTTCCGGACGCACTTACTCTCCCTTCAAAGAGCTTCTGCAACGCCCCACATCCTCTTCATGACCCTACCCTTCTTCCGCGCCGCGCGTCTTTCCACGATCTCGTTCATTAACGAGAACAAGCCTGCAGGCACTGAGTATATTGATTGGGATGAAGGTTCAGACATACAGTCGCTTCCATCCACTGATTTAGTGG